GGCGCGATCTGGCCGCGACGCGGGACCTGGTGCGCAGACGAGATCACCATCGTCTTCAAGGCCGGCTTTGCAGCCGCGCCGCCGTCCATGAAGCTCGCGGCGAGCAAGCTGATGACCTCCCTATGGGCGGAACGCCAGCGCGACCCAAGCCTGAAGAGGGAAGACATTCCCGGCGTGATCGAGCGGGAATGGTGGGTTTCCGAGAAGGACAATCCGCTCATGTCGCAGGAAATCAGGGACCTGATCGCGCCCTACGTGGAGAGATGGCTATGACCGGCATCTACAATCTCGGCGACGCCGCGATCGCCCAGGCGGTCACCGATCTGATCATCACCGAGGGTGTATCGACGTCGGGGACCCCGCAGGCGCTGATCGATCGGCTGGAGGGTATGTCCGCCGTCTCGCTCCAGGCGAGCCTTGTCTACGGCTCCGGCGGGACCGCATGCATCGTCATCGTGCAGACATCGCTCGACCAGGGACAGTCGTGGATCGATGTCGCCAGGTTCGACTTCGCCCAGGCCAGCGCGAAAAAGATCGCCAACGTCTCGGCCGCGGTGGCCGCGGCGCCGATGGCGGTCGCGGCTCTGGGGGCCGAGGGCAAGCTCGACGGCATTCTCGGCGACAGGCTGCGGGCCAGGGTGACCAGCACCGGCTCCTATGGCGGCAACACGTCGATCAGCGTCAGGGCGGCCGTGCGATGACGTCGGACCAGGTCAAGGCCAGCTATCGGCGTCTGATGAACGCGGTCGGGGAGACGATTGCGATCCGGCGCTATACCGGCGCCGGGCACGATCGGCCGCGGTTCGACGCCAACGTGATGGCGCGCGTCGTGGACTACGAGCCGCACGAGCTTGCCGGATCGATCACGCAGGGAGACCGCAAGCTGATCGTGCTCGCCGAGGACCTGATCGAGGCGCAGGTGCCGCTCGATCTGCGGAAGGGCGACAAGGCCGTCGTTCGCGGCCGGGAACTCAATGTCGAGGCGGCCGACGACAATACGCGACGGGTGCAAGGCGTGCTGATCGCCTACGAACTCCAGGTGCGAGGCTGACATGAAACGCAAGGTGATCGAAAGCTTCCAGTATGCGGCCGACGGCGTGCATCCTCGCCTGATGCGCGCGGGGCGATCGTACGAATTCCCCGACGACCATGCGGCCCGCTTCGCGGACGAGGGAAAGCTGCAGCGCCTGCCGAATGAGGCAACCGTGCTCATGGAAAGCGACGGCGGCGCCGAGGCTACGCCCGCAATCGAGATTGACGAGCCGGCGGCCCTGGTGCGCATCGTTCCTGCCCGCAAGCCTGTCCGGAAGCGCAGATGACCACGGTCACGCAGGCACGGCAGGCGGTTCGCGCGCGGATCGAAGCCGGCAACGTCGCATTCGACGGGGTGCCCATCCCGCTGCGCTGGCAGAACGAAGACTGCGCGCCGCTCCCGGACGATCCCGCCCCGTTCGTCTACGTCGAGTTCCTGAACGAGGGATCGTCGATCGTCGCCTACGGCGGAGGCCGGGGCGCGAACACGCATCGCAACCGGGCCCGTGTCGAGGCCTACGTCTTCGCGCCGCGGGGCTGGGGACTTGACGCGGCAGAGAGCATCGCCGAACAGATCGCCACCCTGCTGCGCTCGCATCGCGACCAGCACGTCTCCTGCTTCGACGCCACGGTCATCCCCGGGGGCGACGGGGCGATGCTGACGCCGCCCGGGCTGCGGTCCGAGGTCGGAAACTACTTCTGGGCCGCCTGCGAGGTGTCCCTATTTTTCGATCAGACCGGCTGACGCCGCGCCCTATCGCGCCCTGGGCAAGCGCTTTCGAACCATCGATGGAGAACCGCCATGTCGCTCGCCGAAGGCGTCGCCGCACGTATCGCCTACAAGCTGTACACGGACCCCAAGATCACGCCCGGCGTCGAGCCGTCGCCGGCATCCGACCCCGGCGCGGCGTCGGCGCAGATCCTGCGCCGCGTCTCGTCCAGCCTCACGCTGTCGAAGGACACCTATCAGTCGGGCGAGATCCGGTCCGACCGGCAGATCGCCGATTTCCGGCATGGTGTGAAGCGGGTGCAGGGCAACGTCTCCGGCGAACTCTCGCCGCTGACCTACAAGGACTTCTTCGCCGCCGCCTGCCGCGGCAACTGGTCGAACGTTGCGGTGACGGCCGACGAGAGCGACTTCACCTCGGCCGCCGCCGACAACGCCACGTCCAAGTTCACGTTCGGCGGCGGCGACCCGGTCGCCAAGGGGTATCGCGCGGGCATGGTCGTTCGCTTCACCGGCCTGTCGGAGGCCGCCAACAACGGGAAGAACTTCGTCATCCTCAGCTTCGGCGGCGCGAACAATCGCGAGATGACCGTCTATCCCGCTCCGGTCGCGCACACGGCCGACAGCGAATTCGACGTGACGTCGGTCGGACGCCAGCTGATCGTGCCGTCCTCGGGGCACGTCTCGCGCAAGATGGCGGTCGAAATCTGGAACGAGGACGTCGACGTCGCCCGGCTGTTCACGGAATGCCGCGTGGGCGGCTTCAACGTGCAGCTTCCGGCAAGCGGCATGTCGACGGTGGATTTCGATTTGATGGGCCGAAACATGGTGCTCTACGAGGACGGCAGCGCACCGTTCTTCACGTCGCCGTCGGCCGAGACGACGACCGGCCTGCTTGCCGCCGTCAACGGCTTGCTGCGCATCGGCGGCGACACGGTCGCGGTGGTGACCGGCGCCAACATCCAGATGCAGCTCTCGCCGAGCGGCGATCCGGTGGTGGGCTCCAACCTGGTCCCGGAAATCTTCCTGGGGCGGGCGAGCGTGACGGGCCAGATGACCGCGTTCTTCGACGCGCCGGACCTGATCGAGGACTTCATCAACGAATCCGAGATCGAGTTCCTGGCCTACCTGACGACGACGAACGACGCCGCCAGCGCCGCGATGACGTTCTATCTGCCTCGCATCAAGCTGGGCGGCGCGGACCTCCAGACGCAGGGGGAAGCCGGCCAGTCGATCACCCTCCCGTTCACGGCGCTGAAGCAGGAGGGAAGCATTCCCGGCGTCGAGAACACGACGATCCAGATCGTCGATACCCAGGTCTCGGCCTGATGCCGTCCCATCCGTAACCGACGACGGACAGCACTCGCCGTTCGGCGAGGTCACGTGACGCGGCCCGCCCTGTCGGTGGGGCGGGCCGCAATTTCCACCGACAAGGACAATCATCATGACCAGCAAGTTCGCGGCTCTCGCAGCCAACGTCTCCGACACCTTCCGCGTCGAACTGATCGACCCGATCACCGACGACGTCCTGCGCGACAAGGCCGGCAACGCCGCCTATATCGACGTCCTCTCCATGGACAGCGAGGCCGGCCGCAAGTTCGACGCCGATGCCCGGCAGCGCGCCTTCCGCTCGGCCCGCAAGAGCCGGACCGGGCATCCCGACATCGACCCCGACGAAGAGAACCGCCGGAAGCTGGCGCAGCTGACCAGGGGGTGGCGTCTCGTCGACCCCGTAACGCGCGAAGGGCTGGATGTCCCCTGCACGCCCGAGAATGCGCTCGAGCTCTACTGCGAGGCGGGCATGGCCTGGCTGTTCGATCAGGTCTTTGCAGGAGCTGCGAATGCGGGAAACTTCATGCGGCGGCGCTCGACGACTTCCTCGCCTTCGCCGAGGCCGAGCTTCGAAACGCCTACAAGCTGAGCGACGGCGCCACGGTCGCCGAGCACAACGAAGCGGCGGCGCGGATCCGTGCCGGCCTGCCGGGGAAGAAGCCCGGACGTGCCGAGGAGGCGCCGCCGGGGCCGCCCTGTCCTCCGTTATTGGTCCATGTCTGGGACTGGTTCCTCGAAATCTACGGCGGCGCCTCCGGCGGGGGAATGGGGTCGCCAACGATCACCTGGTCCGACGTCCAGGCATGGTCGGACCTGACGCAGGAGCGTCCGGAGCCGTGGGAGGCAAGGCTTATCCTGCGTCTCTCCGGTATGCAGGCAAGGATCGCGAGCGAGAGGGCGGCATCGCCAGATGGGAGCAAGGGGCGTGCGGGTAAAGGTCGAGCCGCTTAGTCAATGGTTGGACGTCACGGTCTCCGAGCTGCTTTCACCGGAGGCGCGCTCGCAGGCCGTGGCCGACTTCGCGCGCGGCGCCTTGCGGGACGCCCAGGAGACCAACCGCAGGTCGCTCGGCTCGGAGGCCCCTTTCGAGCAGTTCGTGGATGGCCGTGCCGGCGCCGCGCTCGAAAGCGTGAATCCGGAACGCGGCCGGATCGTCTTCGAATTCGAGCTGATCAACGACGTGCTGCAATGGGTGCTCGCCGCCCTGATCGAGCGATCGCCGCGCCGTTCGGGGGACTATGTGCGCGGTCACAGACTGTTCGCCGATGGTCGCGAGATCGCCGCCAACGGCGAAATCCCGCCGGTCGCAGAGTATTCGTTCACGAATACCGTGCCCTACACCCGGCGACTGGAGATCGGCAAGACCAAATCGGGGCGCGACTTCCTCGTCTCGGTGCCTAACCGCATCTACGAGCGGACGGCCAAGGACGCGCGCGCCCGGTTTGGCAATGTCGCCCAGATCAGGATGACGTATCGGGCCGTCATCGGCGGGGCGCAGGTCAATGCGGAGAAGCTGCCTGTGGCGTCGAGGCGGGCCCGTGACCGGCGCGGGCGCTTCGTGGCGGCGGGCCGGTCGCATAACGTCAGCAACGTCCGATTCCCGACGATTACTGTGACGCCGAATTAGCAGCGATAGGCCTTGCCAGACATGTTTGCCCCCGCCCAATGGGCTACAGAACTAGTAATCAATACCGTGTTTCCGCCAAGCTTCGCGGTCTGATTTTTTATTTGGGCGGTAGCGTCGTTGATAGCGATTTGAACCATCGCGCCACCATACAAATTGTGGTCGCCTCGAACATCGCCGACATGCGAGCATGCAGCAACTTCTTGGTCGGCGACTGCCACTCGGACGCTATCAGTAGTCGGTCCTGCGGTTGCGCATGCTGACACGACTACCATCGACGACAGAACGAACAACAGACGCATTGGCAACCCCTCCCGATCCCCTTGGGGGAAGCCTAGCGTTGAAAAATCGTTGGAGCAACCATGGCAACCGTACAGGAAGCAATCCGTCGCCTGACCATCGAGGCGTCGACGCGAGGCGTGAAGGAGGCGGAGCAGGCCACACGCGGGTTATCCGACGCGGTCGACAGTGTAGCGGTATCCAGCCAGCGCGCCGAGCGGGCGACGCAGTCGATGGAAGGGCGGCTTGCGTCCATCCGGCGGAAATACGACGAGCAGTATCGTGCGCAGATGGAGATGAAAAGGGTCGAGAACTCCCTACTCGCAGCCCAGATGCAGGGACTGATCACCATGCAGAACCGCATGGAGATCCTGGCGCTCGCGGCGCAGCGTCACGGGCTCGCTTCGGCGGCCATCGAGAGGGAAGCGATCGCAACCAATCATCTTGCCGCCGCGTCGCGGAATCTGACGGCGGCGAATGACAATCGATGGCGACGCCAGAACCTCACCTACCAGCTCTTCGACGTGTCCCAGATGCTCGCACTGGGGCAAAACCCCGCCATCACGGCCCGGCAACAGGGCCCGCAGATTGCGCAGCTGTATGCCGGTCCCGGCGGAGTGAACGCGGCCCTGAAGGACACGGCTACGCTGCTCGGCAGTCTTGCGACGCGGTTCGGCCCGGTCGCCGTCGCCGCCGGCGTTGCCGCCGTGGCAATCAAGGGCATCCAGGACGAGATCAACGAGGCGTCGAAGGTGCAGGTCACGTTCGGCGACGTGGCGAAGGCGATCTGGCAGGTGGCGGCCGCCGCCATAGAGCGCGAGCTGCGCCCGGCCGTGCGGGCCGTATCCACGGAAGCCGAAAGCGCATGGAGCGGCCTGCGCGACGCTGCCGGCCAGCAGTTCAACGGGATGGTGATCGCCGGGAGGTGGGCGTTCGAGACACTGGTGTTCTCGGTGGCCTCCCTTCCAGATGCGTTCATCATGGCCGGACAGGCGGCAGCGAACGGCTTCGTCGGCGCCATCGAGTGGATGGTCAACCAGTCGCTCGCCGGCATCACGAGTATCACCCAGGGCCTCAACGACTTCGTGAACGCCTATGGTGGCGATCTGTTGCGCACGAAGCTCGGATGGGACCTGACCATCCCGGATATCCCGGCGATCACGCTCCCGCGCATCGATGCGGGCGGCGAAGCTGCCATGAAGCGCATGGCGGAGCGCGCGGGCGAGTACCAGAAGACGGTTACGGAGATTGTCCGCACGGATCACTGGGGCGCGACCATCAAGGCCATCGGCGGCCAGGCCGCCAAGAATGCCGTCGCACGGCTGGAGGAGGCGGCAAAGGCAACGAAGGGTGCCGGTAGGGCCGCACGCGAGGCGCGGGCCGAGTATGAAGCTTTCACCCGAATGGCCGACCGGCTGGCGGAGAAGATGTTTCCCGGCGAATACGCCCGCAAGGAAGCCGAAGAGCTGACGGCCTCGCTCGCAGCCTATGGCGACAAGCTGTCCGACATCCAGCGCCTTGCCGTCGAGGCTCGCATCGCCGACCAGTTCGAGGCGGCGCGCCGAGGCGTGCGCGAGCTGGCGAAGGAGACGGAGAAAGCGTCCGACGAGATGGCGAAGGCCCTCGCCAGCACGTTCTCCGATCTCTTCACGCAGCCGATGAAGGATCTCGACGCCTTCATGGACAAGATCACCGGCGGTCTCGCTCAGATCGGGACGAACAACCTCCAGTCCGGTCTCGAAGGGCTGCTTTCCGGCAAGGGCTTGGGCCCGGCGAACGACAACGACCGCTGGGCGGGCCTGCGCGAAGTCGGCAAGGCGGTCGAGAGGGGAGCCCTCGTTGGCGCACGCGACGGCATGCAAGGTGCCGTCGATTTCCTCGGCATGAAAGTCTCGGGCAGCTTTATGAGGAACGTCTCCACAGGTCTCGGGAGCTTCGGAATCGGCTACCAGGCGCAGAGCCCCGTCACGGGTGCCCTGGGCGGCGCACTCACGGGCTTGCTGTCGGGCAATCCGTTCGGTGCGCTCATCGGCGCTGGTGCCGGCCCGTGCGGTGGATCATTCGGAAAACGCAACAAAAGGAGCGCGAAATGACAGCGATCAACGTTTTTCTCCGGCGCGATCGCGCCATCATGATGACCGATGCGGCTATGTACACCCCCCAGGGCGTCATTGTCGGCTTCGGCCAGAAGGCCGTAGCAATGCCTCGCCAGCGCGCGGTGATCGCGTGCCGGGGTGCGCAGAAGGTGACGGCGTTGCTTGCGATGGAGCTATCCATCACCTATCCGTCGTTCGACGCCATGGCGGAAAACGCCGAGGCCGACCTGAGGACATATCACGAGCAGCACCTGATGGAATTGGCGGCACTCGGCATGCAAGATATCAACGTCGTCGTTGCCGGCTGGTCCGATAGGATCAATGGCCCTGCCGGCTTCTACTACGATAGCACGGTCGACGTCTTCGGCATGGTCGACGGCTTTGTCGGTGGCCCGCTCATCAACGACGAGGAACTCGACAATCTTCACTCGATCGAGTGCGAAATCGACGTGGACGTTGCGGTGGCGGATTTCGATCCCATTCGGCACGGCATCCCGTTTATGGAGGCGCAGCGGCGTATGCGGATCGAGGTCAGCGATATCGCGGACCCTATCTCGATCGTCGGCGGCCACATCCTGCTGACCGATGTCACGCGCGACGGCGTCAGCCAGCGCGTCATCCACGAGTGGCCGGACGAAGTCGGCGCGCCCATCGAGCCCGTCCCTTTCAAGGCCACGCCGCCCGTCGGGCTGAGCCGCCAGCAGCGCCGGGCGATGGAGCGCGAGGCCCGCAAGCGGCAGGCGGTCTGACGCCGCCGGACGGGCCTACAAATCTGCATGCCCGTCCTCGCGCGCGCAAGCATACACCCCTCGGCGAGGGTGCGCTTGTCATATCCTGCAAATCAGATAATCATGTCCGCGGGCTTAGCAACCCGGACCAGTGATAGCAGGCCGATCCGATTGGCGTCGGTGGCCTGCGATGCGCAACGAACCTTGGCGGGTTCTACGCGCGAAGGTGACGCCTTGGCGGGCGTCCCAACTCGGCCATAAATATGGCCGGGGGCGGACGCTATGTCCAGAGGGAAACCTTAAAATCGTTCGGCCTGTCTCACTGGCAGGTTGCTAACCCCCGGCTGCCAGGCCGAACCTGGCGGGGCTGGAGACCCTTAGCAAGGTCAATGGCCGCCGGCTTTAGCAAGCCGGTTCCTACCAGTGAGAAAACCCATGACAATGTTCATGCCGGGCTTAGGCCCACTACCCGATGATTATTCCCCTCTTTCCGTTTTCGTTCCTCCCGTCCCGGCGAGGCACGACGGCGTGCTGTTCTTCTACATCCGGGAGAACAGCCGTATCGGCATCGCGACGACGATCGAAAGGCTGATCGACCTGCTCGACAGTATGGAAGCCGATCCTGATTATGAGGACGTCGGCGACAAGGAGCCGGCCCTCGGCTGGACCGAACACGGCCCTGATGTCTTGAGTGAAGTCTATCCGCATGTTTCCTGCGGCGACCTGGAGCAGGACAGTGCGGACCAGGAGCCGACCCTCGGCGTGCCTGAGCAGCACCCGGAAGGGGAACGGTGGACCTTCCACAATCAAGATTACTGGGCGCAAGGTGACCGTCAATTCAAGTCGGACGAGTGCGAGGAGGAGAACGAGCACGGCGGCGACATCAATGACGAGCCGCATGGTGATCGGTACGAAGACGACGAGGACGGAGGCGATTGCGAAGCGGATCCCGCTGAGGCCGGGATCGCCGATGCCGATGCCTTGTGGCAGCTCGGCCTGGAGGCCGGCGGCGAATATGGATGCGGCGCACTATGAGTGCCCCATCAGTGATCAGCCTCTCCGAGATCAAGTCCCAAATGTATCATATCATCAACGTGTTAAAACTGGTTGAGGGTATGGCCTGTGACCTGCAGGCGGAGGCCTTGGAGCAAGACGCCGAGCAAATCCAATCGCTGCTAGCCGTTCTAGTACGATATGGTGAAAAGGCGTTTGCAGACATTGATCGATTGCCGGACCGACTGAAAATTTAGCCACCCGGCCCGGGCGCAATCCCGCGGCCGGGCCTTTCAAGATGAAAGGATAGATCAATGACCGGAGGTAACAAAGTCGACCTGCTTTACGCATGGCTGGCCGAACTGCACAGGGCTGCACAGGAGGCGTACCATGGCGAGCGTTCGTAAGCGCATATGGGACAGCAAGGGCGTCAGAAAGGAGGCCTGGGTGGTCTCCTATACCGATCAGCTGGGCAAGCGCCGCCTGAAGACGTTCGAGAGGAAGAAGGAGGCCGACGCCTATCGCAACAAGGTCGCGATCGAGATCCAGCGCGGCGAGCATGTGCCGGACAGCCAGACGGTGACGCTCTCGCGGGCGCTCGACCTCTGGCTGGAGAACTGCGAGGCGCGCGTGCTCGCAAGGGACCGCATGCGGCCGCGCACGGTGCGCAACTTCCGGAGCTGGACGGAAAACCATATCCGGCCACGGATCGGACACCTGATGCTTACGAAGTTGAACTATCAGGTGATCCAGGCATTCGTCGACGATCTCGCCTATGACCGGGAGAAGCGTCGATCGCACGCAACCATCACCAACGTGCTCTCGTGCCTGCGGTTGACACTCAAGTTCGCTTATCGGCGCGGACTGGTCGGGCCTAATGCGCTGGTCGATCGCGATATCCGGGTGCCGGGAGAGAAGGGCCGGCGAGAGGACATTCCAACGAAGGCTGAAATCCGGGCGTTTCTCGCATCTGCCGGTGAGAACAGCATGGGAGGCGTTGCGCGGTGGTTGAAGCCTCTGCTTTACGTCTCCGTCTTTGCCGGTTTGCGACAAGGCGAGCTGCGGGCGCTGACATGGGGTTGCGTCGATTTCGACGGCCGCGTGCTGTCCGTCGTCGCGGGCATGGACAACCTCGGCCATGTCGACGAGCCGAAATCCCGCGCCGGCCGTCGGGATGTACCCATGGGGCCAGAACTCGTCACCGAGCTTAAGCGTTGGAAGCTCGCGCAGCCCCGCAACGCGCGCGATCTGGTGTTCGTGGGAAGGAATGGTGCACCGTTGTCGCCGGCGCAGATACGCCAGAGCTTCCTGCGGCTTCAACACCGGGTTGCAAATGGAGGCAAGGGGAGGACGGCGATAATCAAGGACGGCTACGCGTTCCACACGCTCCGGCATGTCTGCGCATCCCTTCTCATCGAGAGCGGCCTGCCGCCGAAGCGGATACAGACGATTATGGGCCATGCGTCCATCAACATGACCTATGACATCTACGGCCATCTGTTCGAGGATCAGGGCCAGATCGATGCGGCATTGACGAAAATCGCGTCCGATCTTGTCGCATAACGCAACACGCACGCGACATTGGTTCTTAAGTACCTATAAAAACTACATAAAATTCTTGTCTCGAAGAAGAACATCAAATCGACCCTGGCGGCCGGGATCATGCTCACCGCGCTCATCCGCAACTGGCGGCATCACCAGGAACTGATGATCATCGCGCCGACGCAGGAGATCGCCGGGAATTCCTTCGTGCCGGCCGCGGCAATGGTCAAGGCCGATCCTGATCTCGACGCGCTGCTGGACGTCAACAAGAACACGAAGGAAATTACCCACACTCTCACCAAAGCCGTGCTGAAGATCATCAGCGCGGACTCGGCCACGGTCGGCGGGAAGAAGGCCGCCTTCGTGCTGGTCGAGGAATTGTGGCTGTTCGGCAAGAGGGCGAATGCAGCGTCGATGCTGCAGGAGGCCACGGGCGGGCTCATCTCCCGCCCGGAGGGATTCGTCATCTACATCACGACGCAGTCGGACGAGCCGCCGGCCGGCGTCTTCAAGGAGAAGCTCGACTATTTCCGCGACGTCCGCGACGGTAAGATCGACGATCCGTACAGCCTGCCGGTGCTCTACGAGTGGCCCGAGGAGATGGTGAAGTCCGAAGCCTATATGGATCCGGAGAACTGGTACATCACCAATCCGAACATGGGGCGGTCGGTCAATCTCGACTGGCTGAAGCGCAAACTCGCCAAGGTCTGCGCCGGCGACGACGAGGAAAAGGACACCGTCCAGAGCTTCCTGGCCAAGCATCTGAACGTCGAGATCGGCATGAACCTCCGCAAGAACCGGTGGCCTGGCGCCGGGTTCTGGGAGGCGGCGACCAACGCGGACCTGTCCGCGCTGCCGCCTTACGAAGCGCTGGAGGCCGTGATCGAGCGCAGCGAAGTCATCGTCGTCGGCCTCGACGGTGGCGGCCTCGACGACCTGTTCGGTCTTGCCGTCCTCGGCCGGGAACCGGCGGAAACGGAAGTCACCGTCGTCGTCAACGGCCAGAAGACGACGAAGCTCATGAAACGCTGGATCGCGTGGCATCATGCGTGGTGCCATCGCAGCGTATTGAGGCGACGCCAGAAGATCGCTGACCGGCTTCTCGACTTCGAGAAGGAGGGAAACCTGACCGTCATCGACGACGCGCTCGAGGACATCGTAGCGATCGTGGAGATCATCCGGCGCGTGAAGGACGAAGGCCTCCTGGCGGCTGTCGCGGTCGACCCCGCGGGTCTCGGCGAAATGGTCGACGCGCTCGCGGATCCCGAGGTCGACGTGACGACGGAAAACGGCCTCCTCGTGGGCATCCCCCAGGGATACGCCATGATGAACGCCATCAAGACAGGCGAGCGCAGGCTGTCGAACGGCATGCTTCATCATGCCGGCGGCACCATGATGACGTGGTGCGTCTCGAACCTGAAGATCGAACCGACGGCAACCGCGATCCGTGCGACGAAGCAGACGGCGGGCGACGCCAAGATCGACCCCGTAATGGCGTTGTTCGACGCCATTACGGTCATGACGAAGAACCCTGTGGCGCTGGGCGGCAAGTCGTTCTGGGAAGCCGCATAGGAGACCGACCCGTGGGCTTCTGGAAGCGTTTTTTCCGCGACGACACGAAGGTTTCGTCGCTCGACCTGATCCGCGAAATCTACGGCGGCGGCCGCCAGAGTCATGCGGGAAAGGTGGTCAATCTCGACACGACGCTTGAAGACGACACCGCCTATGCCTGCATGCGCGTCATCGCGGAAGGATGCGCGCAGGTTCCGTGGCATCTCTACCGCGAGAACGCCGGCGCCAGGCAGGTGGCCTCGACGCACGACCTCGACGACATCCTCTACCGGCGCCCGAACAGATGGCAGACGAGCTTCGAGTTCCGCGAGACGCTCCTGCTGCATCTCCTCCTCGCCGGAAACGCATACGTCTTCGTGAACCGTGTCGGCAGCTATCGAAAGATCGTCGAGCTCGTCCTGATCGAGCCGCGCCGCGTGACCGTTAAGAAAAAGAGCGAGGTTGCGCTCGAATACGTGGTCACCGCCGACGATGGAACGCGCAAGGTCTTCGAGCAGGACGCCATCTGGCACATTCGCGGGCCGTCGTGGAATTCATGGCTGGGTCTCGACGCGGTGAAGATGGCGAGAAACGCGATCGGCCTTTCCGCCTCGCTCGAGCAAGGGCAGTCGGAGTTCCAGCGCAACGGGGCGAAGACGACCGGCATCGTCTCGGTGAAAGATCGGCTCGACAAGGCGCAGTTCGAGCAGCTTTCCGACTG